TACACTCTTTCCCTACACGACGCTCTTCCGATCTCCAACCCCGGTACTTGGATAGAGATATAGAACCGGTTTTCGCATTAGACTCCAGTCCCAAAAAGAAGCACAGAAAAGTCAAGAGCGACAACATCCCGGTTATTGACGGAATTCTCACCAAATACCCGAAATGGGTCGGAGGCGGTAATTTTAAACCGAATTAAGCCCCCTCTCCCGGCTAGGTTAATGTGTGGTTTTTTGTACTTGTTCTTGAAAAGCAGGTTGAAAACTAATCTCTTCCATATACTCTCAGCCATATCAGCCTTCACTATCAAGAGGCCGGAGGCCGGCCTCTTGGGTCTTTATATCGGGCGAAGCGCCCGAATACAGCCCCAACCTTCCTTGAGTGTGGAATAGCAGGTTAGTCACCCTGATTCCTCCAGTCCCAACACCCTAGGATTCGCAGTGCTACCGAGTCGGCGAAGCCGAGTCGGCTTTGTAGCATCTGAAAATCCTATCTGAAAAAGTCCGTATCGTAATCTGAAGTATTCAAGTTTAGTGAAACACGTTCATTTCTACTGCAACGCATTCTGCAGCCCCACTAAACTCCGGAATTGCCCTCACACTCCAGAGGGTGATGTTAAGTTCTTAGAAATTCTATCATTCGGGAATTTCCAGGACTGCTTGCCCCTATACAGGCAAGCCTTGAAGGACAGACCTGGAATCTATGAGGAATTAGTACGCCTAAACTGCCGGGATTACGCCGATAGGTTGAGTTTAATTAGAACAAGTATCTGAAGTTAAAAATAATTAGGGCGAATAATGACTAAAGAGGAGATAGGAATGAGTGCTGCACAAAACAGACTTGAACGGCTAGAGAGGGTAGTAGAACTCCTGACTAAGCATTCCCAGGCTTCTGTAGCCCGAATTCTTACCAAGAAGTACTCCATCGGACTGTCTATGGCAAGAAGGCTTATAGCAGATGCGAAGACCTTAATGGTAAGCAGGTACAAGCCAGAAGAACTAGACAAGTTAAAGGCTTATATCACCGAGAATTTGGTATCGGTGCTTGCTACTGGCGGTCCGAAGGAAAAAGCGGCTGTAGCTAAAACCCTCTGCAACATCTACGGCTTGAACGCTCCCATCCAGTACGAGGTCAAGACACCGCCACTGTATGACGGACCTACACCGTTTCTGACAGGCGGAGATGTTGATGTTGAATGATTTTAACACCAATAGAGTTAGGTCGGAGAATTATAAAGGATTTCCAAACACCGCCGTTCATTCTAGAATGGCAGAAGTTATATAACGACCTCATATATAAAGACAGGTTTAATAGGTTAGTTATATCTGCACCTGTAAGACATGGTAAGAGTTGGTTTTGGGCTAAATTAGGTATTGCTGCCTATTTAATGAACCACCCGGACCGAAGAGTTGCCTATGTAAGCCATATGAACCTGGCAGATGAATACGGCTGGTTGGTGCGTGGGATTATTCAAGATTACGGCAAGAAATTTCGGGGTGTTCAGATAGCCAAAGACACCCAAAGTAAAACCAATTTCAAAATGACGGCAGGAGGAGGTCTAACCTGCTATTCAGCCGGAAATCCTATCAGTGGATTTGGTTTTGACCTTATCGTCGTGGATGACATTGTCCGGAAGCAAGAAGAAACAGACAATGAAGGACAACGCGAGAAGATATGGAGATACTTCTATTCAGACTTGCTTAATAGACTCACTCCGACCGGAAAGATGGCAGTAATTATGGCCCGCCGCCATCCAGACGACCTATGCGGGCGACTGAAAGACCACAGCAGCCTCTCCGACCTACCTCCTTCAAAGCGTTTTGCGTTCAAGGTTTATAAGGCTATCAACGGCGACCAAGCACTTTGGCCCCAAGAATGGCCCATAGAAAAACTCCGAGATACTGAAAAGGACTACGCGCTTGCAGGTAATTCCTACTTATTCAATTCACTCTACCAACAAGACCCATCATTAAGCCCTGCTGGATTGGAATGGTCAGGAGATCTGTTTAACGGTATAACCTATACAGAAATGCCAGTAGGAACTATTCCAAAAATAAAAGTTTGCGCGTTAGACCCTAGTAAGGGCCGAAATGCACGAACTGGCGACTACGGTGCTATGTGTTATCTCATCATAGACACCAATGGCCACGTTTGGTGCGAAGACATAAAATTGGTAAGACTTCCAGGACCTCAACTTGAAGACCAATTCATAGCCTGGATTGAAGCACATCCGTGTGATGGAGCGTGCGTGGAGAGCGACCTTGACGGTGGTAGTATGTGTGAAATGATTACCCGAAAATTGACAATGGCTAATAAGTTGGGACTAGCCAACAAGATGTGGAATTTACCTAGCGCTGGCCTTGGTGAGAAAGCGGAGCGATTAAGACGAGACCTATCAAGATTGCTTGCAGTTAGAAAACTTCACATAAAAGAGGTAGGACACTTTAGGTTGGCCCTATCTCAATTCAGGAATTTCAGTCCGCACGGAAACGACCACGACGACAGCGTTGATTGTATATCTATGGGTGTTAGAATGGCTATTAAATTGTGTGGAGGTTAATAATGTTTGACTAGTATTTTAGAGATATGAAAACTTGCAGTAAATGTGGAATTGAAAAAGAAAGAACCGAATTCACCAAAAAGAAACAGCATAAGGATGGTTTGGATTCTAACTGCAAAACCTGCAAATCTGAGCGAAATAAAGAGTGGAGATTAAATAACACAGAGAAGCGCAAGGTAGATATGCAGGAATTCTATAAAGACCATAAGAAGGAATGGTTAGAATGGAATCGCAAGCGTCGTAAAGATAGTTGGAAAGGTTATGCTCATACATTGTGGGTTCGGTTATTGGGTCGTTGTATCAACGGTAAGCCAAGATTCATTAAGGCTAATCTCCGCTATTTGAGAGAGGGTGTAGAACTACGTCTCACTAGGTCCGAATTATATCAAGAAGTCCTAAAGAATTGGCCGAGAATCAAACTTATACGGGAAGAGGGAGGTCGTCCTAGTATTGACAGAATAGGACCCTCCATTCATTATGAAGTAGGGAATATCCAATTCATTTCGCTATCGGAAAATTGCCGAAAGGCAGGGAAGAAATCAAATGAACTTTTTCCGCAAAAGCGAAAAGAAGAAGTTATCACAGCAACTTGCCCTCATTAATGAGCAGGTTGAAATCTCCACTCTAAAGCAACAGATAGAACGTAGGCAGAGAAACCCAATAGGCGGTGCTCCTGTCCAAGAGTCAGTATTGGCCCTTCTCTCAAATGGAATAGGGCTTTCACCTGTATCCTCTTTACTAGACCCGTATCGGGAGTTGCTGGCTATTCCCGGTATGATTAGAGAGAGGATGGTTTATAAGAGTGCGGTCGTAAGAACTATCCAGCAAATGGATTTCATACGGTTTGTTAGTAAGACTCTCTATGAGGAATGCACCCATTTCCGCACGGCTGTAAGAATTATACAGTCTATGATTTTTGGCCGCGCGGGCTTGACTATTGAGATTGTCGCCAAGAAGGGTAAGCAGGTCAGTGATAAGAAGTTGGAAGAATTGAATGAGGTCGTGAAGGAGATATGCAAGGCCAACAAACTCGGTCAGATGACCAAAGAGGGCCACCGGCGATATGAAATCCTAGGCGAGTGCTTTATTAGGATTGTAGCCGACAAGAGGGACATACCAGGTGCAAAACGACAGCCAACACGGTGCATCTTCATAGAGCCAGATTTCATACGCCCAAGTGAAAAGCACGCAGCCAATTTTGAAGACCCGGCCGTTGCTGGAGGATTACCCTCAACCAGAGGGACGGATTGGTCATTTGGAATTAAGAATAAGTCATTGGATTATACAACCCCCGAGGCTTACCAGGTTGTGTGGCCCGATACGAGTGAAGAAGTCGTCCCAGCCACGGAGATGGTTCATTACAAGCAGGTAGCGTTTGGCAACATAAAGCGCGGCGTGAGCTCCGCGTTCGCCGTTAGTGATGAACTTATTGGTGCCACCGTCTTGCGTGCAGCCTTAAGGGAGGGAGCCAAGGTAAGAGCAGCCATAGCGGGTGTATGCCAGCACGAGCAGGCCAGCGATGACGATTTATCTCGGATGGTTGATAGTTTGGAGAGTATGCAAGGCACGACCACCACCCAGCGTATTGACCAGAACGGCTCGCCTTACCAGATAAATGCGGTCAATACTGAAGTGGGAGGAATTCTTCATATAGGTAAGTCCTCCCAGTGGGTTGATAGCCCAAGCCTCCCTGATGGTCCGGCTATGAGTATGGTCTATTCTATGACCCTCAACACGCTGGCCGCTCACTGGCAATTGCCGCCAAACGCACTGTCGGGTGAGTCGGCCAGTGCTGCCTATGCGAGTGCTTTGGTGGAGGAGAATAGTTATACTAGAGCACGCGACGAAGACCAAGGCGTCCATTGCAATATGTGGAAGGACGTAATGGATTTGGTCCTCCCCATAGAATTGGAGCGTTTGGGTATCAACACGGCGGTATTGGAGAAGGTTGAAGTGCAGATAACCGGCCCATCCCTGGTCGTCAGAGATAAGAAGAATGAAGCCGAAACCCAGAAGATACTAATGGACGCCAAGGTCAAATCACGTGCGACCGTTCAGATTGAACAGGGTGTGGATGGTGGCGAAGAAGATGAAGCCATTGAAGGTGATGAACTCGCCAAAGAAGCCGAAGAGGAAGAAGAGGCGATAAAAGGTGAGCCTACCACCACGGGTGGAAAACGGCAGAAGGAGGAAGGGAAGAAATAGTATTTTAAGTGTTAGGGCCGGTGATTCAGACCGGCCCTAACTATTCATCAGAAAGGTAAGTTTCCAATGAACGATTTATCTACAATGGCTCCGGTTTGTGAGTGTGGTAGAACGAAATCTCTACAGAGTGTTGGCAAGGGGCGAAAGAAACAATGGAAATGTCCATCTTGTCAATATCATAAGAATATAGAAAAGCGAAAACGATTATTTAGCAAATGGGTGTTTGCTAACCACGAACTCCATAAAAATAAGAGAAGGCAATATGAGACTTCGATAGCAGGACTAACGACACGACTTTGGAACAATCTGAATCAAAGAACAATTAATGGTAAAACACCAAGACTGTCGAGAAATACAGAAAGTTATCTGAAAAAGGGAATAGAACTCCGAATTACTCGTGATGAGTTGAACCAATTTGTGAAAGACAATTGGGATACCATTCAAACTTTACGGTCAGAAGGAAAAACACCCTCAATTGATAGAATTGGTCCCTCCATCCATTACGAACTTGGGAACATCCAATTTATCTCCCTCACAGACAATTGTGTGAAGGCTAATAAAGCGAGAACAAAATGAAAAAGAACACTATGAAGCACGTAATGGAATATGCCAGTGATTTGGCCGGTAAGCCCCGTATTGAGGGCCGAATTGCCAAAGACGTTCTGCTACTTGGCAAGAAATCACAAAATCGCAACCGCATTTATGGTGATGATTGCCGTGAGCGTGCTGTTCCACTATTCTTGAAGAAGAGTGCGTTCATTAATCACACGGAGCCCGAAAAGGGACAGAAATACTACCGTAGGAAGTATAACGAGTTGCTCGGCACCGTAATTGATGCCCGCAACACAGAAGATGGAATTCGTGGAGATATAGCACTGTCTCATCACGCCGACTGCGACCGTTTTATTAAGGATATGGAGGATGGCCTACCAGTCGCTGGATGGAGTCCGGAGATGAACGTTGAGTTTGATCTAGAAGCACCCGCTGGTGAGGAATGGGTCAAGAACATAGTCAAGGTTGATTGTGTGGCCCTCACATCTTGTCCTGCTACAGCTACGCTTATTGAATCTGTCATAGAAGAGGAAGACAGCGTTCAAGAGACAGTTGATGATGAGAAATACGCCAAGCGTCGCCAGATAATGGAATCTATTGAGGCGGCCCTATTGGATGACGAGAATCCCAAAATCAAGATAACCGAAATCTTGAATGGATTCTTCCCAGTAGAAGAGACGGTAGTGGAGCCGGTAGTTAAGGAAGAGGTTAAGCCGGTTCAAGAAACAACCGCCCCCGAAATCAAGTGTCCAGTCGCTCCCGATTTCACCCCGGTGAAGGAAGGCAAGCGGCTAACAAGCAGAGAATTGTTCAGTCAAATCTGGAAATAGAGAACGACCTCATAATAGGGTCTCAAAACAAGGGAAATAAAATGGCAATTTCAGCGTATCCCACCGGCATTCAGGACATTGAAGACGGTAGCCTTGATATTGTAGTGGTTCCAGCCGTTGCTGGTGTGGAATATCTTCAGGGTGACATAATCGTCCTAACCGGCCCTGGTGGCACGGCTGGCGACGACCTCACCGACGCCTACCCTGTTCAGGCCCTGGCTGCAGATACCATTGACAATTTGCAGATGGCCATCAGTTCTTACTTCCTGGGTATCAGCAACGGCTACATCGCCGCACTGAATATCCGTGAAGACAACGTGCTCCCCATTGCCACTCGTGGTCGCGTCCGGCTTGAATGCACCGACGCCGATTTCCAGGCAATTGGTACTATGATGGCCGTTGCTTGCGTCTCAAATGGATTGGGAGCCTATATTCCCGTCGTCCGCACGGTTTGTGCAACGGCTGACGATGCACACAGCATTGGCCGCCTGGTTGCTCCCAAACTGGCAACCGACACGACCGTACTGGTGGAATTCCGCAGCACAGTCACAACCGGCCCACAGACCTAAACTGAACCGAACCGACCAAGACCTATAATTAAGGTATAAAAGATGAAAGTCCAAGAACTTGTAAAAGCCTTTTCCGAAGGCCGTCAGAACGAGGCGTTCGGTATTCAGGAGTCAGTGGGTGAGGATTCGCTATCCAAGTCATTCAAGATTGACGAACAGGCGATTCCGGTCATCCAGCAAGCCTGCCCACGGCAAATAGCCCGTGACTTGCTCGGCCCCACCTATGAAAGCCAGTTGGCCAGCCACTTTGCTCGCCATCCTCACGCTTTCCAGGCGGTTCAGGAAACCGGTGGTATGATTACCGCCAGCGACCTGTCTCCCATCAACACATTTACCGCTTTGACTGCGGGCCTCTTTGGTGCCCAGGTTAAGGTTGGTTGGACGCTGTTGGAAATGATTTACGAGAAATTCGTGAATGAGACCACAGCAACGGTTTATGGCGGTCATAAGATTCCCCTGGCCGGTATGGTCGTAGGGGATTCAATGCAGAAGCCGCTTGCCGAAAGCCAAAAAGCACCTATGATTGGTGCCGCTCCATTCTGGCTCTGGACTCAGAAGATGGAAGTCCGCCAGTGCGGTTTCCAAATGACGCTGGAGTCCATCCTGTCCGACGTGAATGGTGCCGCCTCCGAGTTGCAGAACTTGGGTGCAAGTGTTGGCTACGAGCTCAAACGTCAGCAAAACCGGCGTGCTTTGGAAATGCTGTTCGGGCGAACCAACACCTACTGCGTGAATAACAAGACCGACAACACGCCCAACGCCGACACCTATCAGAAGAGTGCGGGCACGGGCATCCTGAATTACATCAATTCAGGAACGGGCTTGCTGTCCGACGCGGCTACCCTCAATACGGCTTACAACATCTTGGCCGCAAATCCCCACCCGATTAATCCGGCGTGGCGGCTCGGCTTTGATAAGACGTTGAGGCTGTTCGTCCATCCGACCAAGGTGATGGAAACCCAGCAGATTATCCACAACATCCAGGCTTGGAGGAGCAACGCAGCTCTGGCCAGTGCCACTGCGATGGATGTGAGTGCAAATGCCCTCATTTTGGCTGGTTACAACATCACCGTTGAGGACTTCACCTACTACGGCCACGATGTTTTGACCACGGCTGGCTCCTCATACGATGGAACTCCGATTGCTAAGAAGAGTGCTGCCGACGCCGCCAAGGCTTGGATTTTCCTCGCCGACAAGCAGGTCATCCGCCACGAGAATATGCAGGCCCTCACGACCCGCACGTTGCCTCTGACCGGCGACGACATTCTCCAACGGATCGTATGGCGCGGGGACGGAATACTCATTGATGTGTTCGTAATGGAAGAGCCCCGCTACTCTTATTACGGCGGAAACGTTTAACGTCCGTTGTTGTTGTTGAGACGCTTGGGCCGGGCCGGAACGAAGACTGGCCCGGCCCTTTTTGTAAATAGGAATACCAATGGCTCGCAACACAAAAGCACTTCTGGCTCTTGATAAATGCGAAGACGCGCTTCTACAGGAATTGGCTAATCTTGCAGCCACAGATACGGCTTTGGCTGTCAAGGAAGCGGATTGGCTTAACATTCCCATCATAGATAGAACCGTAGCCGGTTTAGACGGTTCAGAGAGTTGGGGATTTAGTGCCTACTTGAATTACTGGACGGCTAGGCGAAATAGCGTAATGTCGGCAATAGATAGACTGGAAGCACTGGCTGAAAGTTTAAACAAGAGAATTCAAGCACAGCAACCACCGTTCAGGACTTGCTACTATAAGGTGAAAGTGTAATGCTTCAAACCAGCACAGTAGTCGGACCTCTTGGTTCTACCGGCCCAACCGGCCCTCAAGGCTTACAAGGAGTTCAAGGCAATGCAGGGAGTACGGGTGCTACAGGACAAACTGGGCCACTGGGCTCAAGTGGAAGTTCAGGAGTCGCTGGCTCTACTGGCCCGGCTGGAAGCACAGGAACGAGTGGTGCAAGTGGAACGGACGGAGCATCTGGTAGCACAGGCCCACAAGGAGTGCAAGGAGCAAGCGGTGTTGCGGGCGTACATGGCGCGACGGGACCCACCGGCCAAACTGGAAGCACAGGCCCTCAAGGTTCAACTGGCGCATCAGGAGTTGCGGGCATTGATGGGGCTACAGGTGCATCCGGAGCAACTGGTCCCGCAGGGCTTAATGGAGCAACTGGTGCCAGTGGGCAAGATGGGGCCAGCGGAGCAAATGGAGCCAGCGGCTCAACTGGTCCTCAAGGCGCAGTGGGAAGCACAGGAGCGGTTGGCAACACTGGAGCACAAGGTAATGTTGGCTCGTCGGGCGTTGATGGAGCGTCAGGGGCCAGCGGACCAATTGGAGCATCTGGAGCAACAGGTCCTACTGGTGGAACAGGCTCAACAGGCCCTGCGGGAGCCACTGGTTCAACCGGGCCGGTAGGAGCAACAGGCCCCGCTGGTGCCTCCGGTGTTGATGGAGTGGGTTCAACTGGGGCTACAGG